CTTTCAAAAAATGCACAGGAATTTTCTAAGGGGGGTGTAGGTCAAGGAGGTGAACTTATGGCTTTAAAAAAAGAAAAAACTAAGGAAGATAGAATAAATCAAGAAAAAAACAAACTAAATAGAATGTTTAAGGAAATAGAGGAAAAGAAGAAGAAAATGGTAGAAAAGTTGGTTATGAATGCAGCATTTATGGCTATAAGTTTAGAAGACCTACAAAAAATAATAAATGAAAAGGGTTATACAGAAGAGTATCAAAATGGAGCTAATCAAAAGGGAGTGAAAAAATGTTCAGAGATAGAGATTTATAATACAATGATAAAAAATTATTCTAGTGTTATAAAACAACTTACTGATTTACTTCCAAAAGATATTCCAAAAGGAATAGACGATGGATTTGAGGAGTTTGTAAATGCAAAAAACGGATAATAAAGTATTCAACTATCCGTTGTCGTATAATCCTATTATAGAATATTGGTATCAAATTAAAGATAAAAAAGTAGTTGTAAGTAAAAAAGTATTTAAGGTATATAAAGAATTATACAGGTTAATACATGATCAACAGAGTGAGTGGGAATATAATTCCAGAAAAGCAAATCATGCTATAACATTTATAGAGAAGTATTGTAAGCATTCAAAAGGGAAAATGGGAGGTAAACCATTTTTATTAGAATTATGGCAAAAAGCATTAGTAGCTGCAACTTTTGGTATAGTACATAAAATAGATGGAACTAGAAAATATCAAGAAGTAATTTTAATTGTAGCTAGAAAAAATGGAAAATCTACACTTGCAAGTGCAGTTGGTCTGTATTTGATGATAGCTGATGGAGAGGCTGGTCCAGAAGTTTATGCAGTTGCTACTAAAAAAGACCAAGCGAAAATTATTTGGTTAGAAGCAAAAAGAATGGTTAAAAAATCACCGATATTACTAAAAAGGATTAAACCTTTAGTAGCTGAAATGAATAGTGATTTTAACGATTCTTTTTTTAAACCTTTAGGGTCAGATTCAGATACGCTTGATGGACTTAACGTTCATGGGGCGCTATTAGATGAAATACATGCTTGGAAAGATAAAAATCTGTATGATGTAATTGTAGACGGTACAAGTGCAAGAGATGAACCTCTAATTTTTATAACTTCTACAGCAGGAACAATTAGGGAGTCTATTTATGATATTAAATATGATGAAATAGAGATGACTATAAATGGATATGAGGATGAGGAAGGGTATAAAAATGAACGATTATTAGCTATAGTTTATGAACTAGATAATAGAAAAGAGTGGACAGAAGAAGAATATTGGCCAAAAGCAAATCCAGGATTAGGAACTATAAAAAAAATAGATCAGTTGAGGTCGAAGGTTAACAAAGCAAAGGCAAATTCACTTTTAGTTAAAAATTTATTATGCAAGGACTTTAATATAAGACAAACAGAAGGCGAAACTTGGTTGACATTTGAAGAACTGAATAATAAATCAACTTTTGATGTATTAGAATTAAAGCCTAATTATGGTATAGGTGGGACAGATTTATCAAAGACAACCGATTTAACTGCAGCTGTTGTTCTTTTTATGCTACCTGGAGACGATACTATTTATTGTATATGTATGGCATGGCTTCCGGAAGATTTACTAGAAAAACGAAGCAAAGAAGATAAAATACCATATGATACTTGGAGAGATTTAGGATATATAAGAACAACACCAGGTAATAAAGTACACCCAAAATATATTACAAAATGGTATTTAGAAGTAAGGGAAGAATTAGAAATATATTTGCCGTGGATTGGATATGATGCTTGGAGTGCTGATTATTGGGTTGAGGAAATGGAAGGCTACTTTGGAAAAGAAGCAATGGAAAAAGTATTTCAAGGTAAAAAAACTTTATCAGCGCCAATGTATGAATTAAAAGCTGATTTAGAAAAAAAGATTGTAAATTATAATAATAACCCAGTTATGAAATGGTGTCTGTCTAATATGGCAGTAGACATTGATAAGAATGGAAATATTCAACCATGCAAAACAAATAATCAACGCAGAAGGATAGACTTAGGAGCAGCATTATTAAATGCATATACAATATTAAAGTCTAGACATGAAGTAGAGTATAAAAATCTTATCTAAAAGGGGGTGTAAAATATGGGATTATTTAAATCAAAAAATAAAAGTAGAAATACAGATGCCCCGGCAAAAACCAAAATAGAATTAGTAACAACTACTGGAAATGGATTTTATAGTTGGAATGGCAAATTGTATAAAAGTGATATAATAACAAGTTTAATAAGAACTAAAGTACAAGCAATGGGTAAAGGAGAAATAAAACATATTAGAAATAATGAAAAAGAATTTGTAGTTAATCCTGATGCCTATATAAAAAAACTTTTAGACAAGCCAAATCCATTAATGTCAGGACAAAAGTTTAGAGAAAAAATGACCTGGCAGTTAATGCTGAATAATAATGCATTTGCTATTATAGTGGATGATGAAAATGCAATACCATTTGAAATATATCCAGTTAATTGTTATTCTGCAGAGGTAAAATATATTGATAATATAATGCATCTTAGATTCACTTTAACTAATGGAAATTCATTAACTTATCCATATCATAAAATAATACATCTAAGAAGAGATTTTAATGATAATGATGTATTTGGAACAATACAAACAGATATATTGCTACCACTTATGGAAATAGTAAATGTCACTGATCAAGGAATAAAAAATGCTATTTTAAATAGTAATGTAATTCAATGGTTATTGAAATTTAAACAAGTATTAAAAGAAGCTGATATAAAGAAAGAAACTAAAAGATTTATAGATAATTTTTTAAATATAAATTCAGATACTTATGGAGCAGCTGCTGCAGATGCAAAATATGATGTAGAGCAAGTAGAATATAAAAGCTATGTTCCAAATGCTGCACAAATGGATAGGACTACCCAAAGGTTATATAATTACTACAATACAAATGAAAGGATAGTACAAAGCAAATATACTGAGGATGAGTGGAATGCATATTATGAATCTGAGATAGAACCGACAGCACTAGACTGGGTAAATGAATATAATATAAAATTACTTACGACTAGAATGAGAAGCTTTGGAAATGAATTTATTTTTGAAGCTGCTAATTTACAATATGCTTCTATGACAACAAAATTAAATCTTTCTCAAATGGTAGACCGTGGGGCATTAACACCAAATGAGTGGAGAAAAATATTAAATATGGGTCCTATAGCTGGCGGAGACCAGCCTATTAGAAGATTAGATACAGCAAGAGTAGAAGGGGGTGAATAATAATGGATATAGAAGTAAAAGGGGACATTATAGAAGATGATAATCAATGGATATATGATTGGATTGGTTGGAGTTATACAAGTGCTAGGAATGTACTAGAAGCATTGAAAAAAGCTAATGGAGAAGATGTATTAGTAAAAATAAATTCTCCAGGAGGAAGTGTATTTGCAGCATCAGAAATATATACAGCGCTTAGAAGTTACAAAGGAAATGTAAATATAGAAATACATGGCCTGGCAGCATCAGCAGCAAGTGTTATAGCAATGGCAGGTTATAGCAAGATGTCACCTACAGGGCAAATGATGGTACATAATGTTTCAACATCTGGTGTAGGTGGAGATTATAGAGTTATGGAACATACTGCAGAGATGCTTAGAAGTGCTAATATGACAATAGCAAATGCATATATAGATAAAACAGGTATGACAGAAGAAGAAGCATTAAATTTAATGGATAATGAAACCTGGCTAACTGCTGAAAGGGCACTAGAGCTAGGAATGATAGATGAAATAATGTTTAGAAATACTAATATAAATATAAAAAATAAGCAATTAAAAGGATTATATAACTCTTTTTCCAGTATTCCAAAAGAATTATTAGATCAATTGAAAATAGTTAAAAATATGGATACAAGTCAACCTAATTCAAAGGTTGATTTTTTAGTGCAAAAAGCACACTCAGAATTAGAATTTTTAAAATTAAAGGAGGTAAATTTAAACATGGATAGAACAGAATATTTTAAACAAAGAAATGAGTTAATTGAAAAGGCACAAAGTCTTTTAAACGAAGGGAAAATAGAAGAATTTAATATAATAAAAACAGAAATAGAAAATCTAGATAAAAAATATGAAGAAGCAGCAGTAGCGCAAGCAAATTTAAATTCATTAATAGATAATGTTTCTATACCAGCACCTATAGTAAACATACAAAAACCACAAAATAAAGTGAATTTAAGTAAGGTAGTAAGTACTGGAGAAGATAATCAAAAGGATGAAAAAGAGATATATCTTTTTGCATGGGCAAAAAATATGCAAAATAAACCTATGACAGAAGAAGAAAATGAAATATTTAATAAAATTAATTTTGATTTTAGAAATGCTACAGAAACTGCAAAAGATAATCAAGTTTTAATACCGGAAACTGTTAGAACTGGTATTTGGAGAGAAGCTGGAGAACTATATCCACTATTTGGAGATGTAGCACCTACTTATATAGAAGGTGATTTAACAATAATAAAAGAAACATCTAGTGGGGATGATGCAGCATGGTATGATGAGGCAACAGAAGTAACAGAGGGCGATTTTGGATTAGGAGAATTAAAACTTACTGGTTGCGAGCTTGCAAAAGATATAACTATATCTTGGAAATTACAAAAAATGTCAACAAAAGAATTTATACCATACATAACTACACTTCTTGCTGAGAAAATGGGTGCAGCACTAGGAAAAGCTGTATATGTAGGAAAAGGTAAACCAGGAAGCTCAGATTCATTTAAAGCACAACCTAAAGGTATAAAAACAGCTTTAGCCGCTGAAGCAAGTACACCACAAATAGTTAAATATACAAAAGGTGGAAAAGTAAGTTATGATTCATTAACTGAAGCTATGGCAGCAGTAGGTAAATACTCTAACGGAGCATGCATATATGCTAATAATAAGACAATATGGACACATTTAGCACAAATAAAAGATACAACAGGAAGACCTATATTTATACCAGATCCTACAAGTGGAGGAGTAGGAAGAATATTAGGTAAAGTATTGAAAGAAGAAGATTCTATAGGTGATGGTGAAGTTCTTATAGGAAATGTTAAAAAAGCATATGTAATGAATATAAATGAAAATGTATCTTTATATAAAGAAGAACATGTAAAAGGTAGAAAGACTGACTATATGACATATTCTATAGTGGACGGAGATATATTAACTACTAAAGCATTTGCATTATTACAAGAATCAGCATCATAGAATGTAGGTGGTTTAGATGTTGAATAATATAAAATTAGCTCTTAGAATAAGTACTGATAGCTTCGATGAAGAGTTAAGGGATTTGATTAATGCATGTAAATCAGATTTAAAACTTAGTGGAATTACTAATATAAATGAAGATGATAGCCTTATAAAAAGGGCTATCATTTTATATTGTAAAGCAAATTTCGGATTAGATAATAAAGATAGTGAAAAATATAATAAATCATATGATTTATTAAAGCAACATCTAGCTTTAAGTGGAGATTATAAAAATGAATGATATTATAGAGCTTATATCCTTTAAAAATGAAGTAAATAAAGTTGGAAATACAATAAAAACTAAAACATATAAAAAAATATTTGCTAATAAAAAATCTATAACACAAAATGAGTTTTATCAGGCTGAAAGAGTTGGTTTAAAACCACAATTAAGATTTGAAGTATATTCAATTGAATATGGGAATGAATTATTAGCTAAATATAAAGAAGTTGAATATAAGATAATTAGAACTTATAAAACAAGTGCTGATAAAATAGAATTGATTTTAGAAGGAGTCGAATAAAATGGCAACAGAAAGAACTAGCCAAAAATCCTATATTTCTAAAGTTGAAAAATGTAAACAGAAAATAAGAGAACAGCCAGAAAAGTTTTTACCTAAAATAGGTGCATTTTTAGTATCGGAAACAAAACGAAGACAAAGAAAACGCACAGGTAGAATGAAAAAAGGGACTCAATATTGGGCTAGAAAAAGAGAAAAAGACTTGCAAATTGGGACTAAAAATTTCTACGAACCAGCATTTGAGAGAGGAAATAAAAATATAAGAAAAGAAGAAACATTTTTACCGACAGTAGAACAAAATATAGGGATAATACAGACTTTGGTAAAAGCAAGTTATTCAGAATTGGATGGGGAAGAATAATGAATAGTCTTATTGAAGAAATTTTAAAAATCCTTAAACAGGTAGAACAGGTAAACAATCAAGTATATCAAATTGAAGCTGATGAAGAGGCTGAGTATCCTTTTATAACTTTTTTTATACAAAATGGATATGAAGAATACAGTAAATATACAGATACTTTAGTTGTTGAAATATGGGATGAAAATGAAGATACTACAGAAATAGAGGATATAACAGACGAAATAAAAGATATACTGGACCACAAAATTATAGATAATGAAAAGATAAATACTGTAGTATATCAAGATACTAGACAAAATTCTACTCAATCTAGAGATGAGGTAGGATGCAGAGAGTTACGATTTGAATTACAGACATATTTTAAATAGGAGGTAAAAAGATGGCAGGAGAACTAAAAAGTAATACTATACTTTTAGGGCATGGTATATTTTCTATAGGGACAAAGGCAATAGCCCTTACAAGAGGGGGCGGTAAATTTACGGTAGAAAGAGAATATAGAAAAATAGAGGCGGACGGGTACCCAGGGGCAATAAAAGGAAATATTGTAATAGATAGTTCACAAGCAAAATTGGAAATAAATCAATTGACAGTGGTACCAGAAGATTTTGCAACATACTATCCTGGGTTAAATGTAGACACAGCTACTTCTGGAACTGTAAAAATAACAGGAGATCACACAATAAAAGATACTGATTATCAAGATGCAGTTACATGGACAGGCAAAACTAGAGAAGGTAAACCGGTTAAAATAACTGTGAAAAATGCAATAAATTTAGAAAATATAGATTGGGAAATGCAAGATAAATCAGAAGTTATTAATAAATTGACATATGAAGCTTGTTTTACAGAGGGAGAATTAGACACAGAACCATGGGAAATAGAATGGGGAGTAGCAAAATAATCAAATGACCAATAAGAACAAACGCAAGCAACTGAATAAAACTATAATAAAAAGAGTCTAGTTTCCTAGACTCTTTTTTATTTATGGAGGTAAAAAATGAACTCAGAAATAAGAAAATTAAAAGCTAGGGATATATTTAAATTTAGCAAAATTTTGAAAAAATTAAATAATAAAAATTCATTACAAAATATAATAAAAACTGCAAATGAAAAAAATTTAGAAGAACAAGATAAGGTAGAATTATACGGAACAGAAATATTATGTTTTTTAATAGAAAACTTAGATGAAATAGAAGAAGATGTATATGAATTTCTAGCAGATATAGCAGGAATGACTCCAGAAGCTTTTTCTAATTTAGATTTAGGTGATTTAGTAGAAATAATAAGAAAAATAGGACAAGAAAATAATTTATCGGCTTTTTTCGCTGCAGTAAGCAAATTAACAGATTCGAAATAATTGACTTACTGCTTTCTAGATACTCGAATATAGATTATGTCTTAGATTTAGAATTTCAAGATTTTGAAAAGTTATTGAAATATATAGATAAGAAGAAAAAAGAAGAAGAACTATGGGATTTATATCTAGTTAATTTTTCACATATGGATAAACAAAATTTTGAAAGCTTTGAAGAGTACAAAAGAAGAGTAATGAGAAACTCTTATGGAGATGATGGCAATATTAAAATTGCGAGTGTAGAAGAAGTAATGGAAGAAATGAAAGATGTTATGGCTATATTTCAAGAAAAGGAGGTTAAATAATGGAAATATTTAAACTCTTTGGAACCATATTAATAAAAGATGAAGAAGCCTTACAAAGATTAAATCATGTTGATGAAGTTGCACAAAATACATCTAGTAAATTTAGCAATATGATTTCTAGTATAGGGAAAATAGGGTTAGCTTTAGGTGCAGCTGCAGGTACAGCATTAGTTGCTGTAGGAAAGTCTATTGTAGATGTAAGTAGTGAATTTCAAAAGGCCTGTAATCAATTACAAGTATCAACCGGTGCGACTGATAAAGAAATGAAAGGTCTATCCCAAACCATGAAAGAAATATATGCAGATAATTATGGTGAATCATTTGAGGATGTTGCCAATGCAATGGCAGAGGTTCAAAAGCAGACCGGATTAATGGGAGATTCGCTTAAAACTACAACAGAAAGTGCGCTTGCACTTAGAGATACATTTGATTTTGATGTTAATGAGAGTGTAAGGTCTGCACAGATGATGATGCAACAGTTTGGATTAACATCAGATGAGGCATTTAATTTAATTACGCAAGGAGCTCAAAATGGGCTAGATAAGAACGGAGATTTACTTGATACAATCAATGAGTATTCTGTACATTTTAGACAGGCTGGATTTTCTGCTGAAGAAATGTTTAATATGCTACAAAATGGGACAGAAGCAGGAACATTTTCAGTAGATAAATTAGGAGATGCAGTAAAAGAATTTGGAATTAGAATGAAGGATGGGACTGCAGATGATGCAATAAAACAATTAGGCCTTAGTGTGGATGATACGACAGCAAAATTCGCAAAAGGTGGAGATAGTGCTAAAAAAGCAACCAGTGAAATAATGACGAAGCTATTTGAATTAAAAGATCCATTAGAACAAAATACAATAGGAACACAGTTATTCGGAACTATGTGGGAAGACTTAGGAATCGATGGCGTAAAGGCACTTATGAATATTAATGGAGAGTTTGATAAAACAAAACAATCTATTAATGATGTGAAAAATATAAAATATAACGATATAGGAAGTGCACTAGAAGGTATAAAGAGAAGTATTCAAGTAGGTTTATTACTTCCTTTAGGAGAGCAACTATTACCTTTACTAAGTGATTTTGCTAATTGGTTTGCAAATACAGGGGTTCCAGTTTTACAAGCTTTTGGTTCATATTTATCTGGAGGATTTTCGGCTGCTTTTTCAGTAGTAACAGGAGCAATAAATGGATTTAAAAATGGATTACAAGCAATAAAAACATTTGCATCACAAAATCAAACAGCCTTAGCTTTACTTGGAGTAGCAATTGGAACTTTAACAGTAGCAATATTGGCTTATAATGCAGCTAAAATAGCGAGTGCAGTAGCAAGTGGAGCAGAAACTGTAGCAATAGTTGCAATGTATGCTGCAGAAGCTATAGCAACAGGGGTTACAACAGGACTAACGGTTGCTACTACGGCATTAAGTACTGTAATGGCATTTTTAACAAGTCCAATAACACTTGTTATAGCAGCTATAGGTTTATTAGTTGCTGCAGGAGTTTTATTATATAAAAACTGGGATACTATAAAAGCCAAAGCAACGGAAATTTGGAATAATATAGTAAGCACGGTTTCTAATGCATGGCAAAATATAAAAGCAGCAACGACAGAAATATGGAATGGTATAAAAGAAACAATTTCTACAATTTGGGAAGGAATAAAGACGGTATTCACTACTGTATTAAATGTAATACAAATAGCGATTACAACTTATTTTGATTTTTATAAAACAATTATAACAACTATTTTAAATGTAATAAAAACTATTGTAACAACCGTATGGGAAGGAATAAAAACTGTATTTAGTACAGTATTAAATGCAATAAAGACAATAATAACAGCACAATTTAATGC